CTTTGCGAAAGTTCTATGACAAAGCGGGATCCTCAAGCGCATTTACAAGCGGACCTCGACATGAACCCCTTGTCATCTATATGTCTGGTGAATCTGGTCAAGGTAAATCTGGACTAATGTATTGCCTAGCCACAGAGTTGCTTAAGATTGATGGAATTCCCCGCGATGTTAAGGGTATCCCCGATGTCACTCAGGAAATATACACTCGAACAGTGGAGAATGAGTTCTGGGATGGTTACAAGAATCAGCGAATTTGTCTTTTCGACGATATTTTCCAGATGATTGATACACCTGCTAATCCCAACATGGAGATTATGGAAATTATCCGCACCGGAAATCTAACTAAGTTGCCTCTTCACATGGCTGAACTTTCTGACAAGGGTGCTACATGTTTTAATTCGAAGGTTGTCATTTGCACATCAAATACGCCTATTCACAGTTATTGTCCTCAATCTATTACTGATGTGATTGCACTCAGGCGACGTGTTGACTTGAATGTGACTGTTCGCGCCCTTCCAAAGTTCTGCTCTACCAGAAATGAAAGGGTTGGAATTAATCCACAATTCCTTGATCCTGAAAAGGTTTTCAAAGAATTTGGAACTCACACGAACGAAAATGTTTACGCAATTCGACTTGAGGACCCCTTGACCGGAGATGTTATTAAAGTCGATGGCAAACCTTGGATTTCATATCGCCAGTTTATTACCATCGCTAATAAAAGATACACCCAAAAATTCCGGAGAACGGCGGAGATGCATGAATTTCTTGCGAAACTTGCTGTATCTCCACTTATTGGTGACGTTGATCAGGCGCAAGAAGTTCAACCCTCAACATCGTCCCAATTGCCTACTGCCCAGATTGGGATGCCTCGCCTTCCACAATTCATCTTAGATTATTGGAAACAACCCGAAGTTGAACCTGGTGAGTTTTCACAAACTGATTTCGATCGGAACACGGTTAGACTTAAGACCAAGCCTGAATTGCTCTCGCTTTCTTCACTACAGATTGTCGCTGTCGTGAGTGAGATCGATAACTTACGCTGCGTCTTTCCGACCCGATTCGTTGATGAAATTTACAAACATCGTGTTTCTCTTTCTCAAGAGGACAATGTCCCTCTTTGGAAAAGAATTGTGGGTGATCATCCTTACAATGTTTGGCATGCTTCTTCCCCTTCTGAACTTGCTTCTGCGGCTCGATGCAGCGTTGTCACAGCCATCAATGTTACTCCACTTGTGGCAGCCGTAGTCCCAACTCAACCTTCTGTTCTACTTACTACTCTTAAAGCGAGTGCACATACTTTTACTACTATTGCTTCCGCATGGTTGGACAAGGTGCGTGCCATCGTTAATGAACATCCCTTGATTTGTGCTGCTGCCGCCATCGTCCCACTTCTTTTGTATGGCGCTTACCGGTGGTATGGAGTTGAGAGGAATGAGAAAGTGGACATGATTCATTCACAACTGGAGATTTCCACGCAGCGCGTGAAACATTCTCATGAGTGCCTCAAGTGCGCAAAACTTTTTGAACATACCCATGTTATTCATGATGTTGCCGCAAGTATGAAAGATCTTCCTATTTGTGGCACATGTGCTCCCACAACTGAAGCTCTCTTTGATGAAGTGCAACAGGTTGTTGTCTTTTCTCGACGAGATGTACTTTCAACTGAAAGTGTAGACGTTAAGCCTATTTCCAACTTCTTTACAGAGGAACAGATGGATTGCCTTAAGGAGAGTCGCGTGAGCGATTCCATCTTTGAAGAGCTCTCCGCCTCTGGAGATCCGAAGACTAAGAAACGTGCCATTCGAATTCAACTCACGACATCAGGTGACCCAAAAACTCTCCGCAAGAAGAAAATTACTGTTGAAGCTGAATTTCGAAGTGATCAAGGTGCCCATGAAGTCTCTGAAAAAGTGCGCAACAATGTGTACCAGATTGCAGTTGGTGATGGCGAGAATTTTCCTTCGTCTCTGAAGATTGTTATTCTTGCCGGACGAATTGGACTTACTGTTGCCCACATAGTTCCATACCTTGAGAAGAACTCTCATGTGAAACTTACTAGCACTTCCGCGCCCGATGGGTATATTTTCAAGGTGTCAGAGTTAATACATCATCAAGTCCTTGGGCGGGATGGCGTATCAAAAGATCAACTCTTAATTGAATTCCCTAAGCGTTTCCCAAGCC